CGACAACGATGAGGCGAGAGTAACCGAAGCGGGTTTCGATTTCGACGGCGGTTGCAACGGTGCCGGTGATGGTGACAGTGTCGTCGATGCGTGCGTCGAGGTAGTTCCACGTCGTGAGTTCGGCAGCGGCTTCAGCGATGCTACGTTCTGCGTCGGCTTTGAGGGCTTCGCGGTCCTCGCGACCGGCTTCCCATTCTGCCTCACGCTTAGCGTCGCGACGTGCCTGAGCCTTGTCAGCGTTTGCGCGTGCCTTGTCGAATGCCTCGACGGTGGGGAAAACCTTGCCGACGGCACCGGTGCCGTTGCAGGGGAAGCACACGTCGGCGATGGTGTCGTAACCGTGAGCCGTGGGGACCTGACGCCAGTAGATGCCGTCGCCTGAACACTTGCCACACTGACGAGAAAATCCGCCCGCGACGGACATTGCGATGTTGTTCTTGGGGGTTGTGATGATGGTCATTGCGATTCCTTTCGTTGCCATGTCAACAACTATACACACGGAGAACGGCAAACACAAGTCAATCCGCAAACTTTTTTGAACTAATTTTCGGACCCAATAACACCCCACAAAGTACAATGGGAGAACGGACGTGCGTCATTCGCTGCCGTATAAGTTGAGCGTCATTCGCCACTGCAAACCATCAACCAACAACATTGGAGAGATTCATGTCATTCATTCGCAATAGCGAAGAAGCGCGTGGCAACCTTATCCACCAGGTTCGCGAGGTCATTGACATCGCCGAAGCCCGTGGCGACGGATTGTCCACCGAGGAACTTCGCAAAATTGAGAACATCGAGACTGACATTGCCCGTCACGACGAGGCAATCGCAGTTGCAAAGCGTAACGAGGAACGTGCCAACGAGGCTGCCGAGGCTGCCCGCGGATTCGTTCCCGTAGAAGAAGCCCGTGGCGATGCAGAGATATTCCGCGCACTTGCCGACGGTGACATTCGTTCGCACAAGTTCGAGAAGCGTGCCGCACTGGTACCTTCCGCCAACACTGTCGCAGTCGACTTCCTCGACCGCGTGATGATGAAAGCCCGTTTGACCGGTCCTTTCCTCAGTGTGTCCGAAGTCTTTGAGCGTTCAAGCGGTCAGGACCTTCGCATCCCCGTGATGACTGGATTCAGCACCGCTGCGGAATACGCTGCCGGTTCTGCAATCGCAGACTCCAACCCCACGTTCTCCAGCATCCTTCTTTCGCCCGCGAAGCAAGGCTTCCTGGTGCCCGTGGCAAACGAACTCCTCACGGACGCTTCGTTCCCGCTGGAGTCCACCATCGCTGACCAGGCTGGAAATAGCATCGGACTTCGTGCCGACGCTATCGTCCACACCGCGGTCGCCGCAGTTGCCGGTTCCGGTGTTACCGCTGGAACGACCAACGCAATCACCGCCGACGAACTCGTGGACCTCGTCTACAGTGTCGACGGCGCAGTGCGTCAAATCCCCGACACGGGATTTGTTGTGAACACGTCCACCCTCGCGGCAATCCGCAAACTGAAGGACGACAACGGCTACATCCTCAACTATGTTGCCGGCGGTCCCTCGACCATCCAGGGCTTCCCTGTGTTCGAGTCGCCAAGCGTCGCCTCAATCGCCACCGGAACCAAGCCTGTGTTCTTTGGACACCTTGGGTCAATTAAGGTTGCGACCACCGGTTTGGATGTTGCAGTCAGCCCTGACTACGCATTCAACCAGGACGTCACCACCTACCGCTTCACCTACCGCATCGCGGCTGGTGTGGCAAACGGTGTCGACCACATCAAGTACCTGGAGATGGCATAGTCCATTAGGTAACAGAAACCCCCGTTGGTCCTCGTGACTGGCGGGGGTTTTCTGTATGCTGGACGCCATGACGAAACACGAACAATTCAACGGCGTTCTCAGCCTTGTCTCGAACTCGCCTTATGCTGCGACGGGGTACGGAACTCAAGCCGGTTACATGGTGGACCGATTCGTCCGTCACGGGTTACGCACCGCCGTCCAATCGAACTACGGGTTGGAGGGTCGGTTCGACAAGATTCGCACACCGCACGGTGAGGCGATGCACTATCCGAAGGGTTTCAAACCGTACTCGGACGACGTCATCCAGTTGTGGCATGACGATTGGAAGAAACAGAACCCCGGACTCAAGTCCGCACTCATGACGTTGTATGACGTTTGGGTGTATGACCAACTGGTGTTCGACGACCCAATCTTCGCTTATGTCCCCATCGACCATGTGACCATGCCACCGTTGGTTCACAAGTTCCTTATGCGTGAGAACGTCACACCGATTGCCATGTCTGAGCATGGTGTCCGCATGATGGAGTCCCGCGACATCGACTGCGTGTACGCACCGCACTCGGTCGACACAACCGTGTTCACCCCAACCCATGACATTGACGGTGTTCCGACACGAGAGTTCATGGGCATCAAGGACGACCAATTCCTTGTGTCAATCTTCGCAGCGAACAAATCCAACGGGATATTGCACAGAAAATCCTTGTTCGAAATGTGCATGGCGTTCTCAATTTTCAAACAGACTCACAAAGACGCCGTGTTGTATTTGCACATGGAGGGTTCGAAGGTGTTCGGCGGTTTCAACATCCCGGTCATCACTCAGGCGTTGGGGTTGACGGATAAGGATGTCATCATGGCGAACTCGACACAGTTACGGGTTGGGTATTCGCAGGAACATTTGGCGGCACTCTATACGACGTCGGACGTTGTGTTGAACGCAACCATGGGAGAAGGTTTCGGTGTGTGTAGCATCGAGGCGCAGGCGTGCGGTACGCGTATCATCACGTCGAACTGGACGGCGTCGCAGGATTTGGCTGGACCGGATTCGTTCCTTGTGGACGGTCAACCATTTTGGGATGAACCGCAGGCTTCGGTATACCAGTTGCCGTTGATTCCATCCATTGCTAACGCGATTGAGTTGGCGTACAAGGAACCGCGTGGCGTGTCCCTGGAGTCCATCAAGTTCGCAAAGAAGTTCGACACGGAAAAGGTTTGGACGAAATACTGGATGCCAATCTTGAGGGATTTCTATGCGACCCCTTGACGACTTCAACAACATTCACGAGGGTCAAACGATTTGGGTGTTCGGTTCCGGTGCAACCCTGGAGTTCCTGGACCCCGCGTTCTTCGACGACAAGGTGTGCATCATGACGAACCTTGTGGATGAACATTTCCCGGTCGCGGAGTTCTACCTTTTCAGCCATTACCATCCGGCAGTGAAACGACAGTTGGACAACCCTCGCATGTTGCACGCATTCACACATGACCTATGTTCTACACGTTGGTCAGGAACGTCACTGTATGGCGAAGGCGAGAATTGTTTCGGTGTGCCCGCACCGGACAACGTGACAATCAACACACTGAGTTTCACCCAACCGCCCGGTTCCCGTTTCGACCCGTACCAGCACACGACCGCAGGTGAACTTGTGTTCGGTTCCTCGTCTATACATGGGTCTATACATTTGGCGGCGTACATGGGCGCGTGGAACATTGTGTTGGTCGGTGCGGATTGCGGGACCATCGACGGGGTGAACCGCATCGCAGGTTATCCGGCAGGTCACACACCCTGGCAGTTATACAACAACCACCTCGTCGCGATGAAACATTGGATTGGTGACACTTATGGGGCGAATGTGTATTCGTTGAACCCGTTCGTGAACTTCAACCTTGAGGGTCACACGTTCCAGTGCTCATGATTCCGAACCTCATCATTCCGGTGTTGAACCGGTACGACCTACTCCAAAGGCTTCTCGATTCGATTGACTTCCCTATCGGCGACCTTCTCATCATCGACAACGGTGGTCAGGTGCAGGAACTCCGGTTCCCTGACTTCGTGTTGAACTCGCACATTCTGCCGTTGCCGTCGAACCTTGGGGTGGCTGCGTCGTGGAACTTAGGGTTCAAGTTGTTTCCGCACCATCACAAGTGGTTGTTCGCGTCGAATGACGCCTGGTTTGGTAGGGGTGCCCTTGAGAGGCTCTGTGACGCCCGTAGGGACGAGATAGTACTGTCAGGGGACTTTCCCTTCTGGCAAGTGTTTTCGGTCGGTGACGAGGCACTCACGCGGGTCGGTTTGTTCGACGAAGCCCTAACGCCGGCATATTTCGAGGACCGTGACGCAGAACGCCGTGCGAAACACTTCGGTGTCCCCATCAGGAAGTTGTCGGTCCCCATCGGTCACGATAACTCGTCGACCATCAACTCGGAC